GAACCCATTATCCAAAACTAAATACATATATAAAAAATAAAAAGGTAAAAATAAATGAAGTACCAATAATAGTATATTGTGCTCATGATAAATGTAATGCAGCGGAATTAACAATCAAAGAGTTAATGAAAAAAGGGTTTGTTAATATAAATGAATATAGTGGAGGAATGAAAGAATATAGAAAAAAATATCAATTTGACAATTAATATAGATACTATTAAAAAATTGATTATAACTATTTTGAAAATTATATAAACATATTAATATATAGGTTATATAATTTAATGCATACCAAAGATACAACTATGGATAACTTTAAACCATCTTCAAAGATTATTGGGGTACAATTTAGTATACTATCTCCAGAAGAAATCCGTAAAAATTCGGTGGTAGAAGTGACGTCCCGTGATACTTATATTAACAATAAACCAGTTGTTGGTGGATTATTTGATCCCAGAATGGGGGTTCTCGAACCTGGACTAATTTGTCCAACTGATGGATATACTTATATAAATACGCCTGGTTATTTTGGTCATATAGAATTAGCTCGTCCTGTATTATTTATTCAACATTTAAAAGAAATAATGAAAATCTGCAAATGCGTATGTTTTAAATGCAGTAAGTTAAAAATCAATAAAAATTTACATAAACATGTATTGAATATGACTCAGTCAGAAAGGTGGCAATACGTAACAAATCTTGCTGCGAATGTAAAGAGATGTGGCGATTGTACTGAGGATGGTTGTGGATATAAGCAACCCGATAAAGTTCAAGTAGAGGGTATGTCTACAATACAAGCGATTTGGGAAAAGATGGTTACTACTGATGGAAATACTGAGAAGGTAGTGCTAAGACTAACCCCTGAAATGTTGATAAAAATCTTTAAGCGTATATGCGACGAAGATGTAAATTTTATGGGTTTTAGTCCAGTATGGTCACGTCCAGAGTGGATGATTTGTCAAGTATTGCCGGTTCCTCCTCCAGCGGTTCGTCCATCCGTAAAGCATGATGCTCAGCAACGTAGTGAAGATGATTTAACACATATCTATAGTAATATAATTAAAACAAACAATGATTTGCGTGACAAGATTGCAAATAATGCAGCCACGAAGGTGATAGAAGTATTATCTGGAATATTACAATATTTTGTAGCAATGATTGCAAACAATAAGGTAAAGGGTGCAGACCCAATGGCACAACGTTCTGGTCGTCCATTAAATTGCATTAGTGGTAGATTAAACAGTAAGAATGGTCGTATCCGTGGTAATTTAATGGGTAAGCGTGTAGATTTTAGTGCACGTTCGGTCATTACAGGTGACCCTAATTTATCAATTCGTCAATTGGGTGTTCCTTTGAAAATAGCAAGAAATATAACAAAACCAGTCACTGTAAATGACAGAAATCGTGACTTTCTTATGAAATTAATACAAAATGGTCCAGATGGTGGTTCAAATGGAGAACCTGGTGCAAAAATATTGGAACGTAAAAGTGGGGAAAATATTTCTCTACGATATGTTGATACTGGTTCTATTCGTTTAGAAAATGGTGATATTGTTCATCGTCATATGATGGATGGTGATGCTGTTTTGTTCAACAGACAACCAAGTTTACATAGAATGAGTATGATGTGTCATATCGTCAAAATTATGAAGCGTGGTGACACGTTTCGTATGAATGTTGGCGATACCAAACCATACAATGCTGATTTTGATGGGGATAGATTTTGTCCCAAACAGGTGACCGCCCAATAAGTTGTAGACATACTTATTGGGGAAAACGGTGTAAAGTCTACTGGTAGGTGTATTTCGCATAGGTACATTTTACTAATATAATCATCTAGTCATTCTTTAAAAATAATATAAATATAACTCGCTCTATATAATAAAATAAAAATGATATTAGATATTGGTGAAAAAGAAAAAGTTGTTGGTCAAATATATAAAATGACTAATACTACAAATGGAAAGGTTTATATAGGTCAAACACGTAGTCACAGATTAAACCATAATAAATATAGACCATTTGGATATTTGGGAAGATTCAAAGACCATATTTACGAAGCATTTTCAAGCAAAACAAAACAATGTAAGTGTTTGAACTCAGCTATACGAAAATACGGTCAAGATAGTTTTACTTGTGAATTAATTTACACTTGCAACGTGAATGAATTAAACGAACAAGAAGAACAATTAATCATTGAATACAATTCCAAATTTCCAAATGGCTATAATTTAACAAATGGTGGTGATGGGTTTACAGATGTTAATGGTGAATTTACTTGGAGAACCGAAATTCAAGAACCCAGAATATTAAAACCTCAACCCAAAAGTGACTATACGAAACAGTTGATTTCTACAAGGTTAAAATCAGCTCTTGATAATGAAGAACATCGGGAGAAAATGATGAAACTAACACAGAAACAACATTTGGCTAAAAAATATGAACTATCCAAAGATGTAGTAATTGTTGATGACGATATAGATAAATATATTCGGGTTCTTAAAAATAACACGAATAATACAGAATATGTCCGTATTGTCATTGATAAAAAAAGAATCACAACTTTTGTAGGAAAGCACGAACCAATAGATGAAATAAAAAAAAGAGCGAAAAAATTTATATTAGATTTAAAAGAATGGCAACGTAGCCAAATTGCGGGAACTTCTTTAGAGCCCATACTACCACCCCATAATGGAAACATAATGGGGGAACTCGGTTAATTGCCGAACCCAATGGTAAAAAAGTATGGGATTAGACAATCCGCAGCCAAGCTCCTAAGTCCGTTATGATAGGATATGGAGAAGGTTCAGAGACTAGACGGTTACGGGTCTTAAATGAAGGTTTAATCAACCGGATAAGGCACAAGGTATAGTCCGTCCCCTTAGGAGACTTTGGGGGAGGTTGATTGCATATATGCAGTCAACAAAACAAAGGAAATGAATATGCATATGCCACAAAGTGTGTTGGCAGAAACCGAATTAAAAAATTTAGCAGCAATCCCATATCAAATGATAAGTCCAGCAAAGAATTCGCCAATCATTGGTATATTCCAAGATTCAATGTTGGGGTCATATCGGTTTACTCGACCAAATATTAATTTTACGCCCCGTGAAGCGATGAATTTAATGATGTTATCGCCGAATGTAAATATGGATAAGTTGCGTGAAAATGGTGACAAAATAAGTAATTTTGATATTTTATCCCAAATATTACCACCAGTAACATTAAAATATAAAACAGATTTATATGATGAAGATGAAGAATATGACGACTCAAATAATGTATTAGAGATTCGTAATGGTCAATATATTCGTGGTCAAATGGAAAAATCAGTATTGGGTTCAACTACAAAGGGTATAATTCACCGTATATGTAATGATTATGGAAATATGCGTGCAAGTGAGTATATTGATGATATGCAAAATATAATAACTGAATACATGAAGTCGAGTTCATTCAGTGTAGGTATTAGTGATTTGATAGCTGACCGTAAAACCCAAGATAGTATTATACACGCAATATTGACACAAAAACAGGAAGTGCAATCAATCATAGAAAAGGTACACTTAGGTATATTTGAAAATAACACCTCAAATACAAATATTACGGAGTTTGAAACAAGTATTAATAATGTGTTAAATAAAGCAACAGAACAAGCAGGTAAGATTGGTCGTAAATCTTTGAGTAAAAACAATCGTTTCTTGATGATTGTTAATTCTGGTTCAAAGGGTTCGCTAATTAATATTTCTCAAATGATATCTTGTTTGGGTCAAACCAATGTAGATGGTAAACGTATACCATATGGTTTTGACAACCGTACATTACCTCATTACAGTAAATTTGATGATACTCCAAGTGCTCGTGGATTTATTGAGAATTCTTATATATCAGGTTTAACTGCTCCAGAATTATTCTTTCACGCGATGGGTGGTCGTATTGGTTTGATTGATACTGCTGTAAAAACATCCCAAACAGGATATATTCAACGACGATTGATCAAGGGTCTGGAAGATATTAAGGTAGAATATGATATGACCGTTCGTAATAGTATTGGAAAGATTATTCAGTTTACATATGGAGATGATAATTTTGATTCAACAAAAACAGAAAATCAAAAGATTCCATTGGTAAGTATGACATTAGAAGATATTTATAATTATTATGATATAGCAGGTGTAAATAATGAGAAAACTGTGTTAAAGGACATATACACAAAAGGTACTATTTCAAGAATAAAGAAGCAACGTGATTCTACAAAGGATAAATGTAAAATATATATTGAGCAAATGATTAAGGATAGGGATTCATTAATAGAGGATGTATTTCTTAACAAAAATGAAAATAGTATTAAAATGCCTATCGCTTTCCAAAACACAATAGTTAATGTACAGGGTCAATTAAATTTGACACCAAATAGCCTTGTAGATATTACTCCTGAAGAAGCATTTGATTTGATTAACGTATATTATAAAAAGTTGGAGAATTTTAATTATGCAAAGCCAAATGATTTATTTGAAATCATGTACTTTTACTATCTTACACCTAAGGATTTGCTTGTTCGTAAACGTTTCCATAGAAAGGGACTCATCTTGTTATTAGAAACAATTGTAATGAAATACAAACAAGCATTGGTTCATCCAGGTGAAATGGTAGGTGTTATTGCTGGTCAATCTATTGGTGAACCAACTACTCAATTAACTTTGAATACATTTCATTTAAGTGGTGTAGCATCAAAGTCTAATGTTACTCGTGGTGTTCCTCGTATTGAAGAAATTTTACGTTTGACTAAGAATCCAAAGAATCCATCTATGACTGTATTTTTACACAAAAATGAAGAAGGTACTCGTGATAAGGCAGAACATTATGCCAATATGTTAGAACACACCAAAATATCAGATGTAGTAAAAGGTGTCCAAATTTGTTTTGACCCAATTGACAAAAAAACAGTAATGCCAGATGACGAATTAATTATGAAACAATATTATGAGTTTGAAGATATTGTAGAAGAATGTAATAAAACTGAAACTACTACAGATGAAAATGGAGAGAAACAACAAACTTCCAGATGGGTCATCCGTATTACATTTAATGCAGAAACATTATTTGAAAAGAATATTACAATGGATGATATTCACTTTGCTATTAACAATAGTTATGGAGAAGAGGTTACATGTGTATACTCGGATTATAATGCAAAGAATTTAATATTCCGTATTCGTTTAAATAGTGATGTATTAAATAAGGCCAAGAAGCGTGGTGTTGCCAGTTCACTTGACCAGTCAGATGAAATATATATGTTAAGAAATTTCCAAGAAATGATTTTGAATACAATTGTATTACGTGGACTTCCTGGTATAACAAATGTATTACCGAGAAAGTTGCAAAATATGGTATCCAAAGAAGATGGAAAATATGTTCAAAAGGATATTTGGATTTTAGATACAACTGGTTCTAATCTAATTGATGTTCTTGGATTAGATTATATTGACTGGGTTAGAACATATAGTAATGACATAAAGGAAGTATTTGATACATTGGGTATTGAAGCTGCTCGCCAAGTGTTGTTTAATGAATTAGCAGAAGTTATGGATTTCAGTGGTGTTTACATTAACTATCATCATTTGAGCATAT